TTTGTATCTTCTTTTTTAAGTGAGCTTTCAAATCCTCTATCTTTACATATAACATTTTATCTATTGTAGGATTAATTCCATACATAGGTAAATCATTTAATGCTGAGATGATTCTTCTAAATCCTCTTGCTCTTTTTTCTAATTGTGTAATTTGTGATTCTTTACTCATAGTCTCTTTCCAATATCATTTTAAGATAGTGAATTGCTTTCTCAATATCTTTTTGTTTTCCTTTAAGCTTGTGTCTACAAATATATTTTATTGCATTACCTTCAGCAAATTCTAAATGGTTCTCATTAATAAACATTGCAGGTTGTATCTTCATACCTTTATAATGATTCCCATCTACCTGCTCATTTAATGAATCATAAGCTATTTCTTTAAATTGATTTTTATGTGGCATATTATAGTGGTCCTTTATTTATCATCTCTTGTCTTCTTAAATCTTTTTCAGATGGTTGCAACATAGCATTTAAATCATCAATTGTCAACTCTGAATTGCGTTTTAATTTTTTAACTATCCATTTATAAGACCAAGGTTGTAATCTTATCTGGTCATTGTTATCATAGTAGTGAGTTTGATTAGGTAAAAAAGCAAATACATTTTTATAATTTATCTTACTAGCTTCTTCCTTAGATAACAAAGATTGTAACCATTGAACAAGTATATGTTTAGCTTTTCTTCGTATCGGTTTCATTTGTTTTGAGTTCATATTCTTTCCTATTATTAAATACTTCATACCATGTATCACATTCATCACATTGATACATACTTACAATACTGTAATCAGATTCAGGATGAGTATCCTTCGTATCGAAATCATTATTCCATCTTACTTCTGCACTACAATAAAAACATTTCATTATTTAATTTCTACAAAATTAGTTTCTCTATCAAAATATTTATACTCAACTATGACAGGATTAAATTCTTCTAAGCATTCAATAACATCTGACTTCTTAAATTCCTTACAAGAATAAACATCTAGTTGAATTAAAGCAGGTTCAACTTCATCCCAAGTATGTATACCTATATGAGATGTATCTATAATAACAACACCACTTACTCCTTTGTTTCCTTTTTTAGAAACTTTAGATGCATAAGGTCCTGCAAGTATATTCATATCTATTTTTTTAATTAATTTTTTCATCCACTCAACAGTTTCTGCTTCAGATTGTAAAGGGTTTTTAACTTCTGCTCTTACTAAAAGATGTTTATGTTCAAGTTTGTTTTCCATAATTTTCTAATTGTTCTTTATATTGGTTAGTTATTTCTTCTACTTGTGGTTCTTTAATTACTTCAGCTAACATAACATTCTTATTAGCATACTTAAATACTCTTAGTCCTTTACCACCATTAGTATCTGCATGACATTCCCATTTGTGAGGACAGAATATACATCCAGTAGCTAAAGTTTTATTACCATTCTTTTCTTCTTTAAATGGATAACACTTTTCTGGTGGTTCGTTTTGTTTTAATGAAGTCTTTAAATTTTTAATTAAATTTTTAACATTTGGTTTAGCCATATCATCTGGTTTATAAAAACATATATCACCATTAGATTTATCAACAACAAGAAAGCCACCATTCTTAGTTCCAAAAGCTTCTTCATATCCTGACAACTGAGCATGATAACCAAAGGGGTCATCACTAACTATCTCACCTGTCTGAAATTTTTTAAAACTAAATGATGATGCTGACTTAACATCACACACTTCACCATCAATCATACTATCTATGTGTCCTGTTATACCATCTATTTCTATTTTCTTTTGTTGGTCTTCTATCTTATGACCTGCCAACTCTGCTAAATATAATACTAAATGTTCAATGATATGACCATATAGAAATTTTAAATTTAATCCTGAGTCTTCGTCTTTCCTATCTTTAGGGCTATGTTTGTCATACCATAATTGTCTAGAGGGTTTACCAATAGAAGACATTCTTAATTGTCCTTCCTTTGCTTTTTCTCTAGGAGTATTCCAAGCCAACATAGCTTCTTTAATATTATTTAAAAACACTTCCATGTTTTCGTCTGTCATATTAGCAGGTTTGCCATTAGATATATCAGCAATTAAATGTTTGATATCTGTAGCAATTGTACTAATGTGTTTCTGACCAGTTGTTTCCGATTTTATATTTTCCATTTAGTGGACACCTTACATTTAATTTTTTACCTGCATCTATAATAGACTGTACTGCTAGTCTTCCAAACTCATCTGCTCTAGTTTCTTCTACTTCGTATTGGAATTCATCATGTACATTAACTACTGGAAATGCTTTGATTTGTTTTACTTTAACATATTCCTCAAGCAATGTCAACGCATACTTCATAACAATTGCACCTGCACCTTGTAACAAAGTATTCAATGCTGCGTGAGGATGTCTTATAATTATTTTTCTTTCGTCAAGTCCTCTGACCCATCTTCGTTGAGCCACTCTCTCCACTTTTTCTCGTAAGCTTCTAAGACTTGGTGTTGCTCTAAGAAATTTTTCTTTAGCTCGTTCTCCATCTCTTTCCGAACCTCCAATGATACTTCCGATTTTTTTTGAACCTGCTCCATAGATAAATGCGTAGATAAAAGTCTTCGCCTTATCTCTTGATTCCAGACCAGCAGCATTTTGATTTGCTGTGTGTATATCTCCATTAACGACTTCATGTATGTACCTCTCATCATTCATGTAGTGTGCTAACATCCTCAACTCAAGTCCTGAAGCATCAACACCTACTAGTTTATAACCTTTGTTTACTGTCCATAGTGCCCTACATTCTTTTCCATATGGTGAGTACACAGCAGGAATTTGAGCCATGTTGGGCGACTGGTGACTCATCCTTCCTGTAATTGTACCATTGGTAATTACTTTGCCATGTACTCTACCATCTTCCTTAATAGCTTCAATCCATGAACTGACTTGAGCAATTCGTTTATGTAGCATTAAGACTCTATTTATTAATTTAGCTTCAGGAATATTATGTATCTCAGATAATACTTTCTCATCTACAATGATATGTCCTTTATCAGTTTTCTTTTGTGGTTTCCACCCAAGCATAACTAATCGTTCAGCAATCTGCTGTCTAGAACCTAAATTAAATTCTTTATATGTAACCTTTGTAAAAGGAACTCCCTTTACATAACCTCGTGCTTTGTTATTAGACTTAGGAATAAACTCTTCTTCTACTTTTAATGGAGGAAAAGATTCCCTAACTTTAGAAGTAAGATTATTCATGTCTTCTTGAAACTTACATTGTAATTCATAAGCTTCAACAATATTTATTTTAAATCCTACTTCATGTTGTTTCTGTATTATTTGTGCAACTTTATGTTCTAACTCAATAGACAAACCAAAGTCTTTTGTTTTGTTAATTAAAAATTTATAAAGTCTTTCAGTTAACTCAACATCATTTCTACAATAGACTAACATCTCTTCAGAGAAGAAATCAAACTGTTCAAAATTAATCTTAGCTTGACCTAACTTAGTGCCCCAATTTCTTAATGAGTGCCCACCTTCTATCATAGGATTTAATAATCTAGATAGAACTAGTGTATCAGTTATCTTACAATGTTCAAATAAATTATAACCAAACATTTTATTTATAACTGGTATATCAAAACCAATTATGTTATGACCTATTACTTCTTCAGTTTGTTTTATAAAGTCTGCAAACCTATGTAATCTATCTTCTTTAAATTGATAGTAAGTATCTTCATGCTTACAAACAATACACCATATTTTATCTGCAGTCATTGTTGTTTCAATATCAAATACTACTTTATTAAAAGTCATCAGATTTTACCTCAGTTAATCTTCCAGTATCTATATCATACTTTAAGTCACAACAAGGTCCTGTAATACCAGAGAATCTATTCTTCAGTACTCTAATCCTTGTAGTGTTTCTAACATCAGGGTCATCATTTTGTGCATCTCTTTCTAATCCAATAACCATATCACTAAGTTGTCCAATACTAGCTGAACCTCTTAGTTGTGATAAAGAAGTTGCTGCACCTTCTTCATGTCCTTTACCTTCTGGTCTTCTTAAATGAGAAACAACAATCATAGATACACCAGTCTCTTGAACTAATGTTCTAAGTCTAGTCATGATTTCATCTAATGCTCTTCTCTCATCTCCATGCTGTTGGTCTGATACAATAATACTTATGTGGTCAATGACAATGTATTTACAATCTTGACCCTTAGCTAAGAACCTAACTCTTGAAACAATATTATCAATTGAGTTAGAACCAAAATGGTCAAACATAAATACTCTACCAGTACCTACTGTTGCATCAAAATAAGTTTTCATTTCTTCTTTACTAACATGAACATCAGGTAAATGTAATCTTTGATTAGCTTCAACACTCATCAAACCTTTAGATGTAATGACTGGTGTTTCTTCTAACATTAACAAACCAATATTATCTTCAGTTGATTTTATAATATGGTGCACCACTTCTCTCATTACTTGTGTCTTACCTAAGCCTGAACCTGCTGTAAATGTAACTAACTCTGATGGTCTTAAACCATAAGTAATTTTATTTAATCCTTCAAATGGATACTGAACAAATGATTTAGTTACAGGTTTAAGTACATCATCTAATAATGTATTAGCATTTATAATTCCATCTGGTGCAAATTTCTTAGCATCCCAAAAAGATTTATTATAAATTTGTATTTTATTTTTTGTTAAACAATCTGAAGCATCTTTAAATTCTTCAGGAAGATGCATGACTTTACATTTACCTGGAGAAAATAACTCTGCTACTTTCATAGCATTCTCTCTACCTAATGTATCATTATCAAAATTAATAATAACACTTTCAAAATTATCTTCTAACCATTCTAAACTATTCTTAACATCTTTTACTGCTGAAGATATTCCATTCTTAATACTTACAACTGGTGTGTGGTAGTTTCCTTTTAACATCATCTGGTAAGCTGATAAACAATCTAACTCACCTTCAGTTATTATACAATATTTATTTTTGGTAAAAAGATGTTGACCAAACAGACCAGATTCTTTTGTGTTACCTTGAATACTAAACTCTTTTAGCTTAGTGTATCTAGTTTTAGTTGCTATCTTTGCACCTTGAGTATCATGATAAGGATAGTAATGATTAGTTATAGTACCCATACTATCCATTTTAACTGTTACTCCAAACTTCTTACAAGTTTCTAATGAAATATTTCTGTCTATAATTTCTGCATAGTCAGAATCTTTCATATAATTTTTTACTTCATATTCATTATTAGTTGTTATTGATGGCTGTAATTCCATATCATATTCCTTTATAAATTCTTGACATGAAAAACAATAAGCTGAGTTGTCAGCATTCACCGATACTGCATCACTACTTGAACATAGTGGACAAGGTAAATGATATTTTACAAAACCCTTTTTATTTATTTCTTCCATAGTCGCCCTTTGTTATTTTAATTAAACCCAAAAAAAAGGAGAGCCGATTTTGTCGACTCCCCTCTAGGAGTAATAAAATGAAAATTTAATTTCACTTTACTGGATGGATGTTATTAAAAGTCTTCTTTAATATTTGAACCATTAGAAGAAGATGTTTCTACCTGGAAGTCTTCTTGAGGTATGTACTCAATTAAGTCTATAACTTGTACTGCTTGTAAGTCTAAACCCATTCCTTTTTTACCTTTGAAGTTCCACTCGTAAGGTTTGTACATTACTTTAACTTTACTACCATTACCTACTATTTTATCTAGTGGGTTCTTAGCTGAGTCAACTAATTGTGGCTGTGTATTCTTATCACCATTAGCCTTTTGTACTTTCCTTTTAAGTCTAACTATATTAGAGATTGTCTTCTCATCAATAGTAGTTTCACCTAAAGGTATGCCTTGACTTTTTAATTCGTCTGCTGTCTTATCGTCTACTGCTACATCAATTCTCCACATAGGTTCAAACTTTTCGTTTGGTCGTGTCAGAGAAGCCCAGTAAGCTGTGCCTTCAATTATTGCCATATGTAT